CTGTTGAAGCTTTACAGTTACCATTCATATTGCACAAAGCTGTTATCTCAGCATAAAGTAATTTAGCATTAGGTGTTAGCTTTTTACTGTATCTTACTTCAGCTGGAATAATTGCGTAGTAGTTTGGTTTCTGCATTATATAATATTTATTGTATAGTGATAATTCTTCATTGCAAGATTAACATTTTCAACTTGATTAGAGTAATCAAAATAAGAAGTTTTTACTTTACAAGATATTCCACCACTTTGTATATCTAGTATAACATTAGGATTTTTTGATTCTTTAACACCATTTCTAAGCAAATGCTTTTTCATAAAGTCTTTATCTATAAATACTTCTTTAGCACCATCTATATTTTTATATGCTTTATAAATCTTATTAAAAGTATTACGATATACTAGACAAGTTGCATACAGTTTCTTGTGCATAGATTGATAATGATAAGTTACAGCTCTATCTCTATTCAAAACCTTTGCTATTACGTTTCTATGTATGTTATCTTCATTCATAGCAATATAAGCTGAAGCTGCTCTAGCAACTTGTATTGGTCTTTTTCTTGTTTTCAATGATAATGATCCGTGTGGCATACCTAATACAGTTGTAGCAATACCACATATAGCTTTAAAGTTTAATTCTTCAGTCATCTTAAAAAGGTAAATCTTCAGAGTCTTGCTCTTGTTCTACTTGTTCATTTCCATTAGCCCATTTCCATCCTGTAATATTTGTGTAGTATTTACCATTATACTCTCTGCTTTCTACGTTTACAGATACTTCTACACTATCTCCTTCATTAAATCTATTAACTGATTCAATAGCTTCATCTCCAAATGCTGTAACAGATACTTCTTTACCATATTCTCCAGGTTGTTGTATAATGACATCTATCTTTTGCCATTCATTACCAGCTTTACTTGTTCCATTTTTTTTTAACTTTTTCTTAATTGTTCCTTTAATTTCCATTCTTTTTTATTTATTTAATTATTACTTTTTTTAAAGTCTTCTGCTTCATCTTCTCCTTTAACACCAATTTCATATAGTCCTAAAATTTCTAAAGTAGCTCTTGCATAAGCTCGTTTTTGAGCCATTTCTAATACATACCAACTATTAGTGTTTCCGTCTTTAAATGTATTACCTTTTAGTGCTGAACCCATTGTCCTAATAGTCTTATTATCTTTTGTCGCTATTGCTTTTACTGATGCAAAATTAGGTTCAGACTTTATAATATCATAATCAATATCTATGTCTTCCTGAGCTTGTATTTTTGCAATAGCACTTCTAGTTAGGATAACATAGTGTTGATGTTTAAAAACATCTTCTTCTTCTAATCCGTACTTAAAGTACATTTCTTTAATTTTTTCTCTTTTCATTTCTTAATTATTTAATTTATTTTCATAACATTCTACACATATAGTCTCATAATCTGATTGGTCTAGTTCTTCATCACATTGTTCACAACAAGGATTAGTACCATTCCATTCAGTAGGATCTACACAATTTTGATTAGTTGATTTTGTATATTCTTCGTAATTCATTATGATACTACTAAATTAGTTATCCATACAATTAAAATTACTGAAGCAATACCAACAATAATATCTGCTAGTAAACTATATTTTTTTTGTTCTTCGTATTTTATTGAACTGATTGCATAATCACTCATTAAGTTCTTATTAAAGAATCTTTTAATTTCTTCTGAGTTAAAAATATGTTCTTGTCTTGTTGTACGATTGATTACTCTAAATTTTGACATCTTAAATAGTTTTGATTAATAATGATACAAAAGTAAATAAAATAAACGATACTCACAAGTTTATTAATATACTTATTAACAATTTAAGTGTTAAGAAAGGTAATGACTAGATATAAGTAATATAATTATTATAAGCAAATAAAAACCAAATAATTGCCAAGTTATGTCTTTTTTCATTACAAAGGCATTAAAAGATTTAATGGAGTTTTACCATTATTTAATACAACTGCACAACCAACAGCTGGACGTTTACCATACTTTGCGTAAGCCATTGCGTAAGATTTGTGATTTATACCACAACCTACTTGAGTTCCAAAGACTCTAAACTTTTTACCTACATAGTGTTCTGTGTAAGCTTGTGTATGTAGGTGTCCTTGTACAACATTAATCATATTAGCTCTACAAGAAGTTCTAGCAGTACCACCTTCTCCGTGTTGATAAAGAACATCATCTTGAATATAATGCTCTACAAAGTTCCAATCAGGAGTTTCTAATACCTCCTTATAAGACCTTATCCATTTACTTGGTATTGCTGAAGTCTGTGCCTTACGCATTATAATTCTGTCGTGATTACCTATAATAACAGTTGCTTTAGGAAAAGCATTTCTCCATCTTGCAATACGTTTTATAGCAAAATCTAATTCATCAGCACCACCCATACCATCTGCTGAAGTTTCGTGATAGCTAGAAAAGTGGTTATCTATTACGTCTCCTATGAATACTACTTCAGTACATTTATAAGTGTAGTATTGATCTATGCACCAATCAAGATAGCCATCTAAACAAAAAGGTTCGTGTAAGTCTCCTATAACTAATACGTTACGAGTTTCAGACTCTCTCATCTTTTGTAAAGCGACTATCTCGTGAGGTTTTAATCTATAACGATTATTTCTTTGACTTTCCAAAATCTGCGAATGATTGTCCACCTAACATAGCGATTAAACTCCACCAAATTTTAGATACTGCATCTTCATCTACATTTAAAGCATTTGCAATTAAAGGAATAACAATAGATGCTAGTCCTAACCATACCTTCTTAGATGTAAGAAGTTGTGTGATAATGTAATTTTTCATTTTATTTATTTTTAATTATTAATTTAATATTTTCTCCTCCCAAATTTATTATCTCTTTCATTAACAATGACATAGCTAATGATGAGTTACTAACAAAGTCTTGTTGACGTTTTTGCCCTACTAGAATACAACCCCTTGAATCTTCTGCCTTATTACCTTTGTGGAATAGTATATAGTCTCTATTAGGAACGTCTTTTACTAATAAGTGTAAATAGTCTCTTGTACCACTTTCTCTAGGGTATCTTAATCTTACATTATATACACCCATAGGAATACTAGAAATACGTTTTTGATTGTCTTTATAAGGCAACTCAAGAGTATCACAAAACACCTCTCCATTTACGTGCAACTTACCAATTATAGACTTTTTTGTAAAAGTATCTCTAATTAAAACTAGACTAACGCCCTTGTCCTCTGTAAGTGTTTTTGTCTTGCTTTGAGTGTCTACCCTTTCTTTTTCTTCTAACGCTCTTAGAAGTGCTTGAAATAACTTTACGAGCCATTTATTTATTATCTTCAAATTTAAAAAATTTATATATTGTATATGCTATTGAAAGTATCAATGCAACAAAACTTAATATTTCGTTTGCACTAGCTAAAGTAAAGCCAATAGCTGAACCGTTAGCTAATCCTACTTGTATTGTGTCTCTTAGGTCGTTCATTCTTGTTATTTTTTGGCTTACTCTCTAAGTAGGATTTCAGCTTAGTTACGTTAATTAATTTTGGTTTATAATGTTTCTTCATTATGAATAATCAGATGCGTTTAAAAAGTTTCTTAAAGTAAGTCTAGTTCCTTGTTGCATTGGTCTCTCAAGGTTCATTCCATTGTAATAGTTGGCTCTTGACGCATCTACATCAGCACCACTATTCTGAGTGTATTCAGGAAAGCTAGACATATTATTACATATATAATCTATTAACCTTTCTCTATAATATGAACAAGTGTTCATTATTTCTTCTCTAAATGATTGAGCTTCTTCAGTAGTCAACGCTGTGCCTGTTTCTGATGTCTTAGAATATATGTTGCCATTTTCTATCTTAAAACGTAAAAAAGGTAATGCGTGATATAGACTATATCCAGGAAGCATATCTCCAACGTAATCATCTAACAACGTCTTGTAAGCTGCATTAGCTACATTTCCTATCGTACCTGCTGTTATCAAGTCTTTTAACTTCTGTGTAAGTTTTGTTCCTAAAGCAGTTTCTACATAAAGCTTTTGAGCTTCTCTTACAAATGGAAGTAATAAATCAGGATCTACATTTAAGTTTGTACTTGTACTTGATTTTAATTTTTCTTCTGATATAAATAGTACGTAATTTGCCATAGTTATCTTGGTTCTAAAAATCCGTTATTCTTCATTTTCTTTGGTGGTTTAGCTACTAATACATTGTTCTTCTTAGCAGTAAACCCTTCTGACTTAGCTTTAGTATATCCTATTAAGTCAGCATCTTCAATCTTAGTAGTCTTAGACTCTCCTATTGTAGTTTTGTATATCTGACGTAACCAATAATGATGACAGTTACCTCCTCCTTTATAAAGTTCTAACTTGTTGTTTTTCAATGTGTTACAACATTTATCAAGCCATATAGAATAAGTATTAGCACCTTTAGGACCCCATCCTGGATTAACAACTTTTTTACTCATATTGATAATATCTTCTTTACGATATACTTTTTTTGCACCCATCATAATTCTACAAAATTCTCTAGTTTCTCCTTCTTGACTTAAAAAGTTATCTTTTGTATATACATAACGTACTCTAAAATAATCATAAGTCTTTTTAGATACACCATCTTGTTCAGATTTTCTACTAGGTATTGCTCTACCTGTACTTGCTAATTCTATCTTTTCATTAGCTACATCATTTAAAACTTCTTCAAAGTCAAAGTCTGTATGTTCTCCGTCAGCTTTTTCTTCTTCTACTAATTCCCATTCTTCTGGCATATCTTCGCCAAACTCAGCTATGAATTTAGATAGCTCAGTTGCTTCTGAATGCTCTTTACAAGCCATATAAGAGACTTTCCCTTCATATTCGTGTTCGTGGTAACCTTCGCACCCAATAGTCTTTGCGTGAGCTTCTGCTTCTTCTATTGTACTAAATACAGGTTTACCATCTATATTACCTACCTTACTAAAATCATCTCTATCTTCTACTACTTCTTCATCATCTGATAAACTAGGTAACCCCAAATCTTTTCTAATTTCGTCTTGTGTCATAACTTCTCTGATAGTCTCAGAATCAAATTGTATTGTGATAGGTTTTAATTGTACAAACTCAACTTCTAAATCCATATTATTTACTGAAAATATAGTTTGTAAGGTATTTAAGATATTTAACTGAAAACCTCTAACAACAGTATTTTGATAAAAATTAGCTGCATTTACAAGCTCATCAGTATTAGAGCTAAAGCCATTAGTAGAGTCTATTCCTAAAAGTGTCTTAGACGTTACTCTGTGAGCTGAACAGATATTCTGAACCAATAGCTCTTGTAATGCAAGATATTGCTTATCTGCGTCTGATACTGATATAGGAGTTATTTCAGGAGTTCTAGTTTTATCATCTGAAAATGTTAAAATAAATTTTCCACTATTTTTAGCTCCTGTAAATTTTTCTGTTAGACTTTGTTCTATTTGGAAACGCTCTTCTTGTGTTGGTATTCCATTTGCGAAAGAAATGAAGTAGCTACCACTAAAACCATTCTCTATATTAGATAAATGAAACTCAGCAACTCTTTGATCTACTAACGCCCAATTACAACCAGCTATATAGTCAGGTGTATGGTAGATGTCCATATTAGGAGAATAAGCTCCTGTGTATAATAACTGACTACCTGCTGTTCTATCG